GCCTGGGTGGACTTACATCCGGTCGAAATCTATAGGCATTTCGGAAGTCCCTTGCGTAAAATCGTGGGTTGGAATGTGGCCCAACAAACTTATTAACTTTCACTTACGGGACTCTCCGTTATTTTATTAAACGTTAACTGCTGTGCTACCGCCAGTTGCAGTAGGATCAAATAATTGTCCTTCAGCAATTCTACCATTAAGGTTGTTATCACCTTGATAATGTGTTGCGTTATCGTAACGTATTTGCATACTAACTGTAACTGCTTCGTTGGTACCGTAGTCTGAATCACTGTAATCTACGTTAGTAAGGAAACATCCTTCGAGGAACCAGCTCTCTGTAGGTTCTGCTGTAGAACCATCAAGAACTTCAATGCTCATATCAAATTTGTAGTCTCCGCCTGCGGCTGGAGTTGTTTGTTGGAAATGGTTAAGTTGTCTTTGTACCTGTGAACCAACTGATTTTGCTACCTGGTTAGTAATGTCGTCTCTAACTACTAAGTTGATCTGTTCCCAAGTGTGCTTACCTTGTAAGTAACTTCTTGAGTTGTAACTTTCAATTATAACTTCTTCAACAGATAGTTTTGGTCTTGCTACGTTCTGAACATTTTGAGTCGGTACTTTAGTTTCTGATGCACCGCCGAAACTAAGCATAGTTACACGGAAACGATATTTCAGTTTAGGCATTAAGATACCGGAACCTGTAGTCCCCGCTTCATTACTTAATGGTACGCCGAATTTATTTTTTGTTGGGGTATTGTCCGCCATCATGTTCTCCTATGAACTTTATTATATACTTTATTTATCTGTTTGGTAGGTTTTTCATTAACTCACGTTTTAATTATATAACAGATTTGCCACAAAAAAAGGGCTCCTAAGAGCCCTTTAAAGTTATACTTAACGTATAATTATGCTGTTGAACCCAAAGTGTTCTGGATTCTAATTGGAATGTATATAAACTCAACTGCTTTAACAGGCTGTATAGCGATGTCAATGTGCAATTCGTTTGCATCAATTCTTGCTGGCGTGTTGTTAGAAGTATCACATACTGTAATAAAGTCATACACACCTCTTTGAGATACTAACTGACTTATAAATCTATCAACTACGGATTTAGCATTTGCTCTTGTTACTGAGTCATTTGGTTCAAACAAGAATGGCTTAACTGCATCGTCAAGTTGTTCTCTGATGTAAACCACAAGTCTTGCAACGTTAACTCTGTCCAACGCACTTGCTGATGGGTTAAGAGTTTTTTGTCCAAATACTGCAATTCCTCTACCTGGGAAGTTTCCAATTGGGTTAATTTTGTTGCTGTAAAGACTGTCTCTTTGTCCTTCGCTTAAACTAACTGTTTGGAATTCGCCAGTTTTTGCATCTAAGTAACCAGTACTTGTAGCATTACTAACTAATCCTCTTTGGAATCCTGCTGGAGCAAACCAAGGGAAAGCAACCTGATCATTAAACGCAAAAGTTCTTAGTGTCATATGTGACGCTGGAACCATAACGTTTGTACCGTCTAAGTTTGTTGATATACCATGTGGGTAATAAACACCTGCATAAGCACTTGTAGAAGTTAATCCATCTTCTCCATTGGTTGAAGCAAGTGCTGTATTGGTTGCCCAATTTTTAGTACTTGTTGCATCAGAGGCCAATCTAAATGGCGTGTCAATGATTGAGAATGCTGTTTCTTTTCTTTCAGTACCTAAACTGATCATCTCGTCTGCAAGTTCAGGATAGCCAGGACATGCAATTAGATTGAAACGGTTAGTTTCGTTTCTAATGTCTACATTACTTGCTACTGCTGATTGCAACTTAGTTACAACTGCTTGACGTTGTGCTTTACGCATCATGTAAGGTGAGCCATTGTTTTTATTACCTGAGTAATCAAACCATAAGCTGTCAGTTGAACTGTATCTTTTAACGTTACCAACTGAAGCCATTTTGTTCCATGCTAATGTACCACTTGGGTATAGTGCGGCATTTGGAAGGCCTTGTGCGGTTGTTATAAAACTTGCTGTACTGGTTGATCTAAAGTCTTCAAAGATAATACCATCTGAAGTAACCTGGTCTGTATTATCTACTAATACCCACGCACTTGCGGCTGATCTTTTATAAATTACAGGGAAGTTTTCTAAGTCACTGCTGTCAATCCAAATATCACCAGTTGCCAAAGAACCTAAGTCGCTTTGTAGTGTTGGAGCTGAAGCGGCAAACTGTACGTCACCTGTGTATGTTGCCCATGTACCAGCATTTTGATATAACATATCAATGTTGGTGTTGGCTACGTTGTTATCAAACCATAGTTTGTTATTAACTGCTGTTCCAGTTACTGCTGTTGCACTTGCTGAATAAACAAGATCAGCAAAGTTACTATATGTACCTGCTGTTACGTTTATTTGAGCTGGAGCATATCCGGATACGTTACCTGCGGAAACTTTAAGATCTTTACCATCGCTTACAACGAATGTAATTTTACCTGAAACGTTACTTGCAACAATGTTAGTTGCAGATGCAGTTGAAATAGCATTATTGATGTCTGTTACTATATCATCAACACTTGCATTTCCATCTGAATCGCTATCTGTTGTTAGTGTTACAGGAATTGCTGATCCATCATTAACGTAAAGGTTAAGTGATACTTTACCTGCGTGTCCAGAAATCAATGTTTCTGTATCTGTTAATGCTGTACTTGATGCAACTGTTAATGTCGATAAACCTGTGTGCTTAGTAATGTTAACTGTAGCAATATTATTTTCACTATCAACGTCACCCCAAAGGTCGCCTGCGGCTGGAGTTTTGTAAGTGTTTGTATAAACTGAACTTGAAAGCCCGTCTAATACTAAACTTCCTGTAACCCACTGTGAGGTAGTTGTGTTGTATGATTTAATTACTACTGATGATCCTTTATTAGCGGATGTTGTTCTAATATGGATGTCACCGGCTGTAAGAGCTCCACCACCGCCTTTGACAGTAGGTATTGCTAAATGGGACTTCCATTGCATGTCGCCGGCTGAACCTGAAATAGCTGATGACCAACCTGAAGAACCAATTTGTTTCCAATCACCGGAAAGTTTTTCCCAGAATTGAATGGTTGTTGCAGTTGCGCCTGTACTTGTAAAGTATGTTACAGCGATGTCGCCGTTAATACCGTAAGCATTTTTAGGGTCACCGGATGAGTCAATGTCTGCTGAAGTAGGTGTCTTAACTGTTACCTGTGCCCATGCAGTTCCTGAATGCCTGTAAAGACCCCAAGAACTATTTGCTGTATCAACCCAGTATGATCCGTTAGTAACGGCTGAAGTTGGTGCAGTTGAACTTGCTTCAAGTTCGTCTAAGTTGACGTCTGCTCTTAGAACGTATGCTCTGTTGGCTATTCCTAAGAAACTGTATGCGGCCATTAAACCGTATTCGTTTCTTTCATCACCATGCAAAGCAGTTGCACCCGAAGTTTGAAAACTTGGGTTACCATAAGTTTGTAATAACTCTCTTTGGCTTGTAATTTGATATAATTTTCCTGCGGTTGTACTTGTTGTGTATGAAGCGGTTGTTACTCCGTCTGGTCCGGTTTTATCTTGTCCTGTTGCAATAACGATCAAAGGTACTGTTCCGGCTCCAGCGGCGGCGTAAAAACTTTCGTCTGTTACACTTACACTTACACCTGGGCTGACTAAAGTTGCCATATGTTTCTCCTAATATATTAGATACTAATTGTATGCAAGTATTTATCTAAATACTTAAATTATGTGGTTTTATAGGAGTTTGATAGGTATTAGGTGGTATTATACTATTCTAAGAGTGCTTTTGAATTCGCCAGTTTTCCAATCTCTAATGTCTGCTACTTGATCTTGGAGTTCTTCAAATGTACCGTTATTGCTAATAATATAGTCTACTGGATAACCTGCCCAGTTCCATTCGCTTTCATGTACATCTTTGTACTTTGTAGTCATTATCTTTCTGTTAATAACATTATCATGGGCATTGCTGGCAGTTTCAAACCATACAGGTAATTCGCCACGTTGTACCCAAATAAGTACTCCGCCCATTCTTTTAATTAGATCTAATTCATTTCTAAAACGTGCATCACTAATAACTACACAAGGATCTTCTTTATGTTGTTTAAGTAGTCTGTACTCTAAACTGTTTAACCATATATCAGTATTAAAATGCTCACGCATTACTTCGGTGCCCATTAACTGTAATGCAAGTCTTGGGGTAAAATGAGGTACGCCTAATTTCTTAGTCCAGAACATATCTGGTGTTTCTCTGAATTCTCTGCCTTCTGTAGTATCGCCTTCGAGTAATTTTCTGTCCCAGCCAAATATGTTAGAACACATATCCTTAAGTGGTGCGGCAAAACTATCTTGTGTACATCCTCGAGATACAAACTCACTGGCTACTGTGTTTTTGCCAGAGCCAATAAATCCTACAAGTCCTATAATCATATTATCCTATCACAAATCCTAAAGGCATATTACCTTCTTCCATGTTATGTAATGATTCTTTAAGGTTTAACAGTTCTTGTTGACCTTCTGCTTTGAGTTGTTCGCCGTTTTGTGTTACTGCACCGCCGGCTCCAGGTAAGCCTGAAGTATATTTGCTTCTTGCTTCACCTAACATCAGTTTACTCATTGCTAATGCGTATGAACTTAACCAGTTGCTGGCTAATACGTCTGTTAATAACACATTTTCGGGTATAAAGTTATATATACCTACTGCAATTTCTTCTTCATGTCTAATATTTCTTAAAATCTTAAGAACTTTTGTGTTCCTGTTCCATAAGAAATTATATTCACTACCAAAAATACGTCCAATAGTTTCTTTGTATTGTGCAAACGCATCAAATGTTGCAAGTCCGCCCATTTGGCCAGCCTGTAACATATACATATTATTAAATGCTACATCAAACGGATCAAAGTTTGTTCCGCCTCCGCTGTTTGTACCTATACCTCTACGGTATATACGCCTAACTTCTTGCACTTCTGTTGGTAATGTATACTCGGTAACGCCTTCTTTAGTGTTTACAAAAAGTAAACTCTCTTCGACACTACCTTCACTAAGTTGCCTGTATAAGGCAAGTGACTTATCTATTGCAACATCGTAATGTTCGCGATCAAGTTCGACATCAACTATTCCGTCTGCAAGACGTATTTGTATCTCTCGAATGAGATCTTCTCTACTGGTATATCCTATTTGGTCTTTTGGCATACTACTATTTATCAGAAAACATACTTTCTAATTAGAAAGTTTGAAGTATAATCGTATTATCATTAAATCTACCATTCATCTTAGTAGCAGTAGTTTTAATTGTTTCAAACGATTTTTTACATTTAAGTTTTCCAGTATTTACAAAGTCCTTAATTTGCTCTGGTGGCTTTCTTAGTGTTTTTTGTACACTTTCTTTTTCATTAAAATCTACAAGTGTTGTACCTTTAACCATAATACCGGTACCGTGTCTTTGTAAATTCTTTGGGTCAATATTAGTTGCTTTATACACACCTATTTTACGAGTCTTAGTATTATATACCCAAACTTCATTTGCATATACTACATCAGATAACGGAACACTTGCTATGCCTAATGTACTGTCGTTTATTTGGCACTTTAGTTTAGACACTATCTTCTCTTTAGACCGTGCCTTAGGCGCACGAGCTTTGCGTGTAGTTGCTTTTGTTTGTATAATAGTGTCACAAGCAGTATTAATTAGCTCGTAATACTGTACAAAGGCTTTACGCATCTTAATATCAAAATTACTGTATGCTTCTTTAAGATCTTCGTCTTCCCATGCAAGTACTTCCTTTGCTTCGTTGTATCCCATGTCAAACTCGTTTTTAATAATCTTAGCATGTGGTCCTTTAATTTCTGGAATATGTATCTGCATTGCTTTGTAAGGATCAAAATCTTTAATTGCTGTTTTTCTTTCAACAAGTTGATCCAAGAAGTATTCAAAATCGCCGCATAAATCTGTTACCTGTTCTTTCATACGTTCTTGTATACTAATAACTTTCTTGGGTGCCTTTTCGGCTTTGGCGGCTTTTTCAACAATAACTTTTTCGCCTTGGCTTATCCATTCAAATTTTCTTTTTTCAACATGGTCTAATGTACTTTGAGGAATATATCCTACTTTTTTAAAAATAAAGAAAACTGATGCTGTGGCGCCAAAGGCCCAATCTGGACATTTAAGTATTGTATTAATTTCGTCACTGGACCATCCTGAATTAGTTTTAATCCAGTCTCGACATATTTGTATTTTCTTTTTATCTGCTACTTCTGTTCGTACAAAGTACTGAACATCCTGATATGCTTTTTCCCGAAGTGCAGTATCTGTAATGGATTTTATTTTTATCCAATCAGGTTCTGGGGTAAAATAAACGTTTTTTGCTTTTCGCTTTGCCATATGTGTGTTTCTCTCAGTTAGTCGAATAAGTCAGGGTCTGGTGTTACATACATTATTTGTACAGAAGCTGGCCAGTCTTTAAACCCCTCTATCTTATTTTTATCTTTAAGGACATGTTTTTCCTTAAAAAACTGAGTAATACTTATCATACCAATAAATTTTCCGGCTTTTTCACCTGCTTTAAACGAAAAAAACGAATTTATTACTATGAACAGCATAAATGCTAAATGGTATGATTCCACTGTCTACTCCTATATTTTTATATAGTATAGCAGGTTTTAACTATTTGTCAACAATAATTTTATTCAGTCCCCAGGACTTTTTAATTGACAGGAATTGATACTCCATGTGGTCTTCCAATGATTCTGGAAAATGGTTGTAACGGTCCTCAATAACTACTTGGTTGCTATTGACTTTACCAAGTATATTTGATGTTAGTGTGTATGTAATTGGTTCTGTCACATACTTGCCGTATTGTTTTATATATAAGTTTGTTAAATTTTTATAGTCTGTTAGTACTGGTGTCGGTACATTATATTCTTCTTTTGCAAAATTAGAAATGTCGTTAAGGAACTCGTCCATGCTGTCTGTTGCTTGAACCAAGGGCACCAATGTGTTAATTGTGCCATATCCAATGTTAGGCATTTTTCCAATTGATCTATCAATGTAGCCTAACTTATACCATCTATGATGTAACTCTATATATTCGTCGGCCCATGATTTAATTTGCTTGTTGTTGGCCAGCAAGTAATCTAATAACTTGTTATAAAATGTAGTATAGTTTACACCTGTTTTGTATATGTAATCTGCTAACAGTATAGCCAACCCTAAACTATGAGCACCAATTAGAAACCAACTAAATATTGATGTTCTTAATAACTCACTGTTATTCATTGAACTTGTACTTTTAATAACTTCAATACTTTCTGCAATGCCTTCTTTAATTTCTTCTTGTATTCTTACTACGTTAAAATCATAAAAATAATCATACGCATGGAAAGTCTCTAACTTATATTTGTCCATGTCTGTGATGTACATTGGTGCATTAATTAATAGTTGTAGATAAAATATATCCATAGTAACTATTTTTGCTTGTAAGACAATTTCTAATGTTTCGTTCCATGACTCATATGTTTCTCCAGGTAGGCCTAAAATTAATTCAGTACTAATAGGTAAGTTTTTTGCTCTTGCAATTTTGGCAATGTCTTCAACCTTATTAATTTTCATGTTAGTACGTTTAATATTTTCTAAAACAACAACACTTGCTGTTTGTAGACTGATAGTAACGCCTGTTTGTATTTGTGCATCCATAAACAACTTAACAATATCTAATACCAATGCATTGTTATTTTTTGCATAACTTACTGTTAATGCTTTTGGGAAACCTTTTTCAATAGTATTTTTTGCAATTGTTTCTGCAATGAAGAAATCTCTTTCTTTATATATGCCAAAGTTACTATTAGTTAAGTTGATATAAGTAAGTTTTTTTTCAACAAACCAATCAATCTCTGCAATAATACGTTCGGTATAAAATTTATGCATTTTACTTGCTGTTGCACTTCCCCAATCACAAAAAGTACATGCATAAGGACACCCTCTGTCTGATTCTAATGTAGGTACCCATTCAACGTCTGGGTTTGCATCCATTAACGAATCAAATAATCCAGTTAAATACGGACTTGGTAGATCGAGATCTTTCATTCGATCAAATTGGTTACGTTGCGGTAAATCTTCTCCTGCCAAATATGTTTCAAGTAAAAACTTTAATGCTAATTCGCCTTCACCTATAACCATACTATCTATAAATGGATACTTGTCAAAATATTCATCATCGCGCCATTCAAGTTGAGGGCCGCCAATAATTATTTTTATGTCTGGGTAAGTTTCTTTTAGTTTTTTTGCAAGTGCATAAGTGTACTTTTGATTCCAAATGTATATGCTTAGTAACGCAATGTCACTTCCTTTACAATCAATAACTGCTTGATCAATTGGATCACGTTTAAATATCCAATTGTTTACTTCAAAGTTTTCTGCTATAACAGGATCTGCAACAGAGTATGACCATAACGTACCGGCAGTATATGGTAAGTAGTAACTATTTAAATGTGCAGGGCCTGTTTGAAAGTTTGGATTAATTAAACTAACTTTAAACATGTTTCCTAATCCTATTCATGGCCCAACTTCTGCGTCTACCGTAAAAGATATAATCTAAATGTAGTTCGGCTGTTTCAGGAAAATGGTTGTATCGATCTTCAATAGTAATTGATGGGGCATCAAGTAAATCGGATGTTAATGTGTAATCAATAGGGCTATGTAAATACTTGCCAAATTGCTTAATATATGTTTGTGTTATATTACAGTAATCGTGTAATAAATTGTCGTTCACTTTGTATTTTTCTTTTGCAAATTTAGATACATGATCAATATATAAATTTACTTTATTATTTTTTTGTAATATAGGCATTAAACTAAAAATAACTTGCCAACCAATACTTTTGATACCGCCTATTGTATCTGTAGTATATCCAAGTTCATACCATGTGGCATGTGCGTGTTTATATTCAGCAATCCAGTTACTAAAATCTGCATCATTCTTTTTTAAATATTCCATTAAGCCTAAATAAAAATCTGTATACTTAATACCGTTAGTGTTATGCAAATAATGTGCAAGTAAATGAGAGAGTCCTAAACAATGTGTGCCTAAAACAAACCAACTAAAAATACTTGCATCTAACAATTCGTCATGATTCATAGTATTACTACTTTTAATTACTTGTATAGATTCTGCTACACCGGCTTCTATTTCTTTTTGTATTGTTTCTACGTTTGTTTCATAAAAATAATCATATGCACCAAATGTTTCAAGTGTAAATTCTTCTTTTTGATCTACGTTCATTGGCGCATTAACTAATAGTTGTAAGTAATACACATCCATATTTGTAATATCATTTTTAAATACATTTTCAATGTTCTTAATCCATGATTGCGGAGTTTCTCCGGGCATTCCTAAAATTAGGTCTGTTAGCAATGGCATACTATTTTCTTTAGCAAGAGCGTTTAAGTCGCCTATTTTATTAATTTTTAAGTTTTTACGTTTAATATTTTCTAATACTTTAGTTGAAGTACTTTGTAAACTAATGTATAGTCCTGATTGTATGTTATGAGATGTTAACTTTTTAACAATTTCAACTACAGTACTATTACTATTTTTTGCAAAACTAACACTTAGTCCACTTGGGTGTCCTGTACGTCTATTAGTCTCGCACAACATTTCTGCAATGTCTAAATCTCTTTCTTTATATATGCCAAAGTTACTGTTAGTCATTGATACATATGGTAAGCCGTTATCTGCAAACCAATTGATGTCAGCCTGTATTCTTTCCATATTAAATTTATACATTTGGCTTGCTGTTGCACTTCCCCAGTCACAAAACGTACACTGGTACGGGCATCCTCTGTCTGTTTCTAAAGTAGGTACCCATTCGATGTCTGGAAAGTCTGTAATAAAATGATCAAACAATCCTAACAAATAAGGACTTTCTATATTGAGGTCTGTTAATCGTTCAAAATGATTACGTTGTGGAATTTCGTTGTTATCTAAAATGCAGTTGAATACATGCTTAATTGCTTGTTCGCCTTCATTGATACAGATGCTGTCTATTTCAGGATGTTTTGTATGATAGTCGCGGTCTCGCCATTCTATTTCTGGGCCGCCTGCAATAATAATTATATCTGGATTTGCTTTTTTAAGTTCTTGTGCAAGTTTATAACAGTAGTTTTTGTTCCAAATGTACAAACTCATTAATGCAACATCGGCACCTTTGCATTGTTCTACTGTTTCGGCAATATCTGCTCGTTTGAATACCCAATTATTTATTTCAAAATTCTTTGCAATCCTTTCATCACTGGACAAATATCCCCATAATGCACCAATAGTGTATGGTAGATAATAACTGTTTAAATGTTCTGGTCCTGTCTGAAAGTTTGGATTAATCAAACTTACTTTATACATTATTTTCCTTTAGAAAATCTCTTATCCTTATTATGAGGTAAGTCATTTTCAAGTATATCTTTCCAGTTTGCAATAGTTTTGTCTAATCCTTCGCTTAGACTAACTTTAGGAAACCATCCTAATCTGGAAGTAATTTTATGGTTACTACTATTTAGTAGATATATCTCACCTGGTCTTGGTGGTTTGGTATCCCAATTAACAGTACCTTTCCAGTCTAATTTTTCAGCAATAATTTTAACATAGTCTTTAATTTTAATAGCATTGTCGGGTCCTATACAAAATATCTCTCCCTGACACTTATCTGGATTTTCAATAACTTGTTGCCAAGCATCAAGTAAGTCATCAATGTAAATAAAGTTTCTGTATGGTTCGCCATATCCTAAATTAATCTCATCTGGATTTTTAATCATTTGTGTTATAATTTGTTCTGTTACAAAGAAGTCGTTATCTTTTCTACCGTATGCATTAGTTTGCCTAATAGCAGTAAACGGTAATCCATAACTTCTGTGTGCATATTCTAAATACTTTTCACAGCCATATTTTGCAACGGCATACGGGGCATTTGGATTTGGCGGTGTGCTTTCATTAAATGCAATAATGCCTTCTTCTTTGCCGTCTCTGATAATGTCACTGATTGGTTGCCATCCGTATACTTCCATTGTACTTGCAAACACAAAGTTTTTCAAGTTAGGTAGTGTGGCGGCAATTTCAATTAAGTTTACAGTACCAACATAGTTTACTTCACTAAATGTAATTTGCTCGTAAAAACTATCTTGTACTTCTGTTCTGGCGGCTAAATGCACAATAATCTCAGGATCAAACGATTTAATTTGTACTCCTACTTTAGCATGATCTCTTAAATCTTCGTTTAGAAATTCTAACTCGTGTTGATCATTAAGTCTTTCAACCATTGCCTTACCAATAAAGCCATCTGCGCCTGTAATAAAAATTTTCATTGTATGTCCTCTGCGTTTGCATATCCTGTAATTTGCATAGTAAACCGTTGTTGATATCCAAGGTTTGCTACTAAGTGTGTTTTGTTAGGCTCTATAATAGTATAGTCACCTCGTTTATAATCCAACCAAGTTTTGTCTTCCATTTCAAAATAATGACCCATTAATCTATCTTGTAAAAATAAATTAATTCTATATGTTTTCATACCTTCTACATCAATATTTTCATTCTTTACTTTTTGTGTTATCTTGTATAAAGTATCATAGTGTGGAGCAATAAATCTGCCGGGCATAATTTTATTAACTGTTACCGAACTATGCTTTAGCCAAGGAAACGAATATTTCATTTCTTTAACCCACGATGGGCAGTCATCTTCAAATACTTGCCATACCCA